GAAGGCTTATAAACCACGAATGGTTTTAACTTTAGGCAACCATGAAAACAGAATTAACCGAGCAGTCAATGAAGATAGAAAGCTAGATGGGCTAATTAGCCTAGATGACTTGCCTTACCAAGACTGGGAAGTACACGACTTCTTAGAGGTAGTAGTCATTGAAGGAATTGCATTTAGTCATTACTTTACAAGTGGGGCAATGGGCAGACCAGTAGGCTCAGCAGCAGCGTTATTAAGTAAAAAGCACATGAGTTGTATTGCAGGACATCAACAAGGTAGGCAGATAGCCTTTGCTAAACGTGCAGATGGTAAAGACATGACAGCAATTATTTGTGGAAGTTCATACGAGCATGATGAAGATTATCTAGGCGTACAAGGCAACCAACATTGGCGAGGTTTATATTTATTGCATAACGTATCAGATGGGTCTTTTGATGAATGTGCAGTGCCTATTTCTTACATTAAGGAACATTACCTTTAATGACCATTGAAAAATTATCTTTGATTTTCTTTACCGTTGGCTCAGTATCTTTTTTAATTGGCACAATTCTTGCCTGGTTTAAGTAATTATTTAGTTTTTTTATTTTATTGGTTGTGAGTTACGCTCCAATATTTTAAGTATATTATCATTAAAAATAACATAATCATTAGCACCACTACCAGCGCCACCTGAAAATGTATCTAAATATTTTATACCTGGTATTCCTGCTTCTGCCATTGCTTGTGATGCTACTTTAGGATTACCACCTCTATGTTGGGAATATGCTTGATAAATAGCAGAAGCGCTTGGGTTTGCATCCATATTTGGAAAACTTTTTTTAGTTGAAGCAATTATTGGCAATAGAGCTGTTTGTACATCAGGATGTTGCTCGCTTAAAGGTTTTTCCCATTGCAACATTTTAGGTAAATGTTCATCAGGCAAATCTACTTTATATAATCCTCCTTGTGAATGCTTTTTATAAAGTTTAGTTCCTTGCTGTAATGCTTGGTTGGCATTTATTAAATCTTTCCCTGTATAACCACTTTCTTTAATACTCTGAGCAATTTCATCAGGAGTTTTATGTAATAAAAAATTATCGTAAATATCGGCAGCCACATAATTATCTGTGTTATATGATTTTTCTGACAACTTTCCTATTGCATTTTCCAACTTATCGCTTCTAGGTTGATACCCCTTACCAACATCCATTTTATCTGATAAATAATGTCCCCATCCGTATGACTGACCATGTGATGCACTATTTTCAATTTTATTTAAATCAAATTTATTAAATATATGAGGACTACCATGCCATGCTGTAATAGCTCCCATCACAGGGTTAGCATCTAAAGCCAAGTTTTTAGTATCTTCAGCATTCATTCCCTGTACATTTCTCATGTAATCAGGATTAAATATATTTTTTACATCTGTATAGGCATTACCTAGTGACTGTGTAGGGCTATTTAATAAACCACTTAACGCACCTTTAGCGTATTGTGCTTTTGCTGCTTCAGTAATGTAATCTAGTAATCCTGCCATAATTTATCCTATAAATAGTAATGCTTCGGCTTTGCGTCTTAAATCTAATCCTTTAAGAACCTTGCCACCAGCTTTGTTATATTTAAGTAAAACTTTTCTTGCGCCATCCATATCGCCACGATTTACTTTTTGTCTGAGTGAGCTTCTTTGAAGTGTACCAAGACCGAGATTAAAGCTAAAGCTAACAAGAGCGTCAAACTGACCTTGTGTAAGTGGCACAGGACAGTACAAAGAAACTCCTCGCTCAAATCGTATGACATCCTTAGCCAATAGTGCATAGGCTTCCTCTAATGTAAAAGTTCTGTTCCAACTATCTGGTAAAGTATGACCATCACCAATAAGATGACCGATGCAACAAGTCCAAAGTTGAGCAGGGCATCTATACGGTTTAAGCCTAATGCCTTCAAAATACGCAATTAACTTTAACCCTTGTGGTGATATTTTCATTTCTTATCAAAAGCTCTAGTCCCAAAATGAAATGCTACGATTGATGCCCATACTGTTTGCATATCTTGTGACCATAAACTTTGCATAGCATCATTGTAACTTATGCCTGTATGAATAGCGTAATAAAAGCCAAATATCTCTACCAGAACAAGTAAACCAAACAAGCCAAAAGTAATAGCTGGGCGAACCATAGCACGTAAGTTAATAACCCACGTGGATGCGCCTTTTCCAATCTCAACGTCATGCGAATATAGCGCAAGTCTTTCTGCGCCTGCTGTTGTCGTCTGTATCTCGTCATACTTAATTTCCTCAAGGTCTTTTTGAAGTGTAAAGCCAGCTTTTTGTAGTTCTAGCTGTTGAGTGAACTGTAATTGCGCCATAGCCAACTCATGCTTATTGTCAGCCTTGTTTTGAAAGAAGTCTAGTATCTTAGGCACTCCGCCTGTTAAGAATGACACAAGTGTTGTTAAAAGAGTAAACATATTAATCATCCAGTTGTTGTTCGTTAATCTGCATTGATAGCCCAGAGTCAGTTTCAAATATACATACCTCAGACTTGTCATCTAAGAATATACATAGCTCACCATCAAAGATAGCGACTTCTTCTATCGTCTTGCCTACCATGTGTTGAAAGTAGTCTTGCATTAAAAAAAGTTTATGGACAGTCATAATTAATCCCAATCAAGTCACCATCATCAATTAGTTGGTGTGTTACTTCAGTTTCAGCGATACACCCATCACACTCAGACTCGTTGCCTTCTTCGTTAATGATGAAAGCCTTACGACAATGCTGACAAAGTGTAATGCGGTTAATGAATGACGTTTTCATTTTAGTTCTTAATCCTTATCTACTTTAGTATCTAGCTTGTCGTGTATCTTCATTAACAGAGATTCTAACTTATCTAACCTAGTTTCTAGTTCTTCTTTACGGACATAGTGTGTAGGTAATGCAACCTCAACATCCTGTAAATCACTCTTTAAGTCTTGTACCGCTTGCCATAATTGGCGAGCAAACCAACCCAATACAGATAAAGTTGTGCCTACAATGAGGTTTACTAATTCTTGAAATTCCATGCCTATTCCTATCATATTAGCTACAACCCTAAAGGCTGAACATCACGAGCTTGTTAAAAAGTTCCATATTATTATTATTGGTCTTGCTGTTGTAGTAAACCTGCATAAGGCACATAGGGGGTAACTAATGGGTCATATTTTGGCTTAACATATCTTTGTTGAAAAGGTTTAGATTCCATTAAGTAACGACTACCAACACGTGCAGCAGGTAGCCCACTAGCAAAAGGTATGCCAGTTAATACATCTACACCAGCACCTACTACTGAACTAAATACATCTGGTAAAGTAAATGCAGTAGGCTCATACGGAATAGGCTTATTAACTCTTGGGAATTCTTTTGCAAACTTACCTGCTAAAGCTAATTCACCATCTATTCTTGCGCCTTTATCAATAGCCTTACCAATCTTACGATAATCAATTAAGTTTTCGCCAATGGTTGCTTTTTCTACTGTATGAACTTTAGCAATGTTACGTCTAGCTTCATTTAATGATTTTAATAATGTTGGTTGATTATTTGCTTTAGCTAAATTATCTAATTGATTTTCTAATTGAGCAACAAGTTTATCTGATGCTTGTGCTTGTTTACGCAATTCATTTGGATTTTGTGCTGTACCTGAATTATATGACTTCCATGCAGAACGTGAGTCATCTCTAGCATTTTTAATTTCATCTACAACTTGCGCCCCATTTTTATATATTGGTGTAGTTGATACCTTGCCAGTAGCTAATGATTTTGTTGAACTTGTGCCAATCTGCCCAGCAGGTAATTGTGATGCTATTTGATATGGTTCGCTATGTGCATCTCTTAATGATGAGAATGTGTCATCATTTAATGGCGTTGACTCAGGCAAACCAAGATATTTACGAGTTAAACTATTAGCAATATTTTGGTTTTTAGATGATGCTAGTTCTTCAGATTTAAATTTACCTGATAATGTTTCTAATGTTTTAGCACCTTTACCAGCACCAACATCACTAGGCAATGCAATATAACCTGCCTTTTGTGCAGTATTTAATAATTTATCTTTATTTATATTTTGTAATTGTGCAGTTGATAGTCCAATAGGTTTTGGTGGGATTAATGCACCACCAGCTACGCCACCACCAAGACTAGCCATAAGTTGAGCTAATTCACCACCGCCAGCTTCACTAGTTAAACCGCCTGCGCCACCTGCACCAATAGCGCCTGCAACTTGAGTTGGTGCATTAGATGTAAACGATGTAGCAATATTTTTACCTATATCAGTTGTAGGCATTAAACCACCTGCTAATTTCATTGCGCCACCAGTACCTGCCATAGCACGACTAATATCACCAACAACACGTTCAGTTCCAGTTTCAGGTTGTGGCAATCCTAATGCGTCTGCAATAGAACCACCTAATGAAACAGGCTGTAACTGCCTATCTTTTGGCATGGCTAAGTTAATTGCACCACGAACAGGAGTAGAAGCCAAGTCTGCAATAGAACCCAATCCCTCTAACCCGTATCTACCAGTTAACCCTAATTGACGTTTTAATTCATCAATAGGATTTCGTTTAGGTTGAATTTGTGTTGCATTATTAGGTGCAATAGAAGTTTTAATTCCTAAGTATTCGTCAGGATTAAATTCACCGCTAGATTGCAAATACTCATCTGGATTAAATTCTGCCATTTATAACCCCAATCGTTGTTTGATAGCTTTTGCTCTTGAGTCTGTTGGATTATTATTAGCCCAATCTAAGGCTTGTTGGTCTTGTACTGTAAACTTTTGTTGTTTTGCTGTTGATGGTTTAGCTGATTTTAATACATCTTGCTCAGCTTGTTTACGCATACGAGCTTTTTGCTCAATAACTTTAGCGTCAGTTTCACCAATTTTCGGGAAATATGTATCAATGTTACGTTTAACTTCACCTTCCGTTGCTGCTGCACCTGTTTTATAGCGTAAATATGCTTCAGACCATTGTGCTTGAGATTGTTGCGCTCTTTGTGCTAATGGGTCAGCAAATAATCGTAATGGAGTACCTGCTAATTCAACTTGTGCTTGTGACGTTGTTGCGCCAGGAATAAATCCTTCTTTTTGTAGTTGTGAAAACTCTTGACTAGCAGATTGCATTTGACTACCAAATGCTGATGCTTTAGCTTGAGATTCAGTAGGTGCTGCAATTACTGCTGGCTGTGGAGTTACACCAGGAATAATAGCAGGTGCGCCACCGCCTTTTGCAGGTTGAAAGAATACTGGATTACCTTGTGCATCAACACCAGATACTGGTGCGCCATAAGAAACATTTGTAGATGATGGCAAAGTAACTGCTTGACGAATTTGTCCAGTAGCATTATTTTTTTGCACAGTTTGTCCACCAAGTTGATATGGGTCAGACCAACTTTCTACATCTTTAGGAATTGTTTCTAAATCACCAACATTGCCAGATTTAAGATACGCATTAAATGATTCTTTTGTGTAATCTTTACGGTCAATTTTAGCTAATGGAGATTCAGCGCCTTTTACTCTACCAGCTACATATTGCTCTGGTGCAAGATTTGCCAATAATCTTTCGTTAGGGTCTTGAATGTTTTCAATATAACCTTGTATTTTTTCTTGTTGCGTCTGTTTGCGTTGTAACTCTGCTATCTTCTGCTTGGTCTGCCAATCCTCTAAAGCGCCACTATATACGCCTTGTGCGCCTTGCATACCTGACATTAGTGATTGACCAATAATGCGACCTAGACCTAAGTTTTGGTTCTTAGGCTGTACTAAGTAGCCTAGTGCTGTGTTGATTAAGCCAGTAGTCATTGCTTTCTTCTGCAAGTCTTGAGTAGCTTGCGCCCCCAATAAGCCTGCTAATGATTCTGGTGCTGTACCAAATATATTCCAATCAGACATTATTGATTCCTTTTCTTCCAAGCTGGAGTACCAGTATTAAATGGTGTATATTGTGGCATTTGCCCTTGTGAGATACTACCACTACCAATGTTTTGTAATGGTGCTTGATTTGAAGGCATTGAGCTTAATAATGCACCTACGCCAAGCAAGTTTTTTGGTGTTGCATATTCAGACAAACTTTGTGGCATCATATCAGTTATATTACTAATACCGTTAGATAGCAACCCTTCACCACCTGTAAAGACTGGCATAGATGAACTAGCGCCTAAGTAAGATTCTGGTGCAAGATATGAACCAGTAGCAGGATTAAATACCATACCAGAACTTTCTATTGAGCCTGGAATTACAGCTTCACCGATTCCAGCGTTAGCAGTAGCACCACTTAATCCATTTAGCCCTGCGCCCTCTAAAAAAGAACCGCCATTAGCTAAACCATTAAGCCCACCACCTATACCGCCTAAAGCACCGCCTAAAGCAGCGCCCTTTAAAATACCGCCTACACCTTTACCTCGCAATAAATTAGTCCCAGCACCTAAGCCAGCACCAACAAGAAGTGGCATTCCCATATTAAGCCCCTTTCACTTTGCCAACTAAGTAGCAGATAGGTTCAATTACAGCACGATAGATGCGACCAAGTGGGTCACGTTTCTTACCTCGCATCTCTTTCCATAAGTCAGCAGTACGATGACGTGCAATATGCTCTAAAACACGTCTTACAGCGCTTCTAAGCGCATTTGGCGTACCGTTAAAGGCATAAGCTACGACTGGCAAGAATAATGTGTGGTAGCCCTTCTCAATCGTTTTAGCGTTAGGCATAGTAGCTGAATGTTGTAGCCATATTGTTTGACGGAATGAGCCAAAGCCATAAGCATGATTCATTGCAGTACATACAATTTTACCGCCACCGCTTGATGTGCTTGTAGTAGTAGAGCCTTGAGGTTGACCTGCAACCAATCCAGCAAATTGTGATAGTTTTTGGTATGGTAAGTTAGCATTGTAGTTATAGCGGTCAATATCAGATTGCAATGCTTGTTGTTGATAGCCTTCTTGAGTTTGTCCAACATTAGCAAGTTGCGCCATATCAGCATAGTCAGCTTGAGCCAATGCAGGTGCATTACCAGATGCCGCTTCTTGACGACCACGTTCAGCACCATAGTTTTGATAGGCTAGTTCACCATATTTATTTGCAAGCGTATTAGCAAGAGTCGTGCCAGCTCTGTTAAATAAGTTTTCTTGTGCGCCAGAACCATAACGACCTGCTGACGATGCACCTGTATTGGCTTGGTTAATAGCATCATAGTATGATTGTTGTGCGCCACTTGCAGCGCCTTGCATCGCTTGATTAAAGTAAGGATTGTTCTGTAAGTAATTACCACCGATAACGTCTTGTTGTTGTTGTTGTGCGGCAGGTAATAATGGGTTGCCAGATATCGCACGATTAGTCGTAGCTTGCATTGCTTGCTGTGTGGCACTAGATGGGTTTACATAAGTTTGACCGGGATAGTAACCAGGGCCAGGACTTTGATATAGTTTTTGAGCTTCAGTCAATCCATACTGCACGAAAGGTTTAAGTGTAGGGTCAATAGAAGTAGATGATTGTTGTGATTGCCCACCGCCACCACCGCCACCATATAATGTAAATGTTTCAATTAGGCTAGGTAGCCATTTTCCGATACTAATCATACTATCTCCTTAAACTTTCATTTCCCATGTTGATGGGGTAAATCCTAATTGTTTTGCCCTTTTATCCCACCCTCTACGAGCAGATGTAAAGGTTAATTTATTATAGCCACCTTCTTTAGCTATTGCCTTAGCATGAAACAAGCCTTCAGTTAAATCTTGATGGTTGTCTAGCCAAGCCGCCCATAGGTGCATAGAATGTCCGTTAGGTTGCATTACCATAAAGCCTATATTTACATCATCGTTAATACACATGAATAGCAGTGACCGTTGCTCGTAACAATCGCAATAAATGTCCTCTACTATCCAGTCATTGTGACCTTTGTTTCTTACCTTCTCTAAACCAGCTTTAACAAACTCCCAGTTTGCTCTTAGTTGGTCTTTAGCTATATATTTAACTATCATCCTACTATTATATAGCTATATGTTTTATCTGCGTCTGTGTTTGCTGAATGTGTCAAAGTTGCGCTACCTTTTGCCCTTGCACTTACATAGACATTAGTTAAAGCACTTGCCGCATTAGCCGTTGTAGGCATTAATAAAATGACAGTGTTATAGCCTATACGTTCATCATTAATAGTTGTCGTTGTTGCGCTTGCTACTGCCAATGTCACCGTTCCAGTATTATTTGTTTTACCATTCATCATGTTGTTTACTACCTCAGATATTTCACGAGGCGTAGCACCTGAATAGTTAAGATTGCGAAACATTAACGATTTCCTTGTGGGGTAATATCAACGTCAATACCAATAGCACTTGTCCAGTTACCTGATGGGATAACTTCAAATCTATGGTATCTACCATAAGACCTTAATGATGCTCTACCCTCAGATGATGTTGTTGCAGGTGATGAAAAGGTAATCGTGTCATCTAGTTCTTTTCTTGATGCAACAGCAACCGTAGCAGAGCCATTATCAACTTGTACTCTACCCAATGTTACGACAGAGTTATAACCTTGCTCTATATCGCTAGTAATTAAGTTAGCAGTTGAGTTAGCACCTGTAAAGGTTACAATATATGCACCTGACGTTCCTGCAAACAAGAAACTACCACCTGTCCATAATGGGCTATCTAATGATGTTGTTAGCGTATCTAGCGTACCAAATGCGTCTAAAGCCTCTAATGTGTAGCCTGATGATGCCGCAGATACAATATAATCAGCAGTTGTTTCAGCTTGTGACCATCTTTGAATTTGCCAGTTATAAATTAATAATGAATGTGTGTTAGATACAGTAGGGTAATTCCATACAACTAGTTTGCGGATAGGGTCAATAGCAACTGTAATCTTATCTGCTTTATTTAAGTCTACATTGTCATAAAAATATCTATCTACCTTTTCGTTTCCTATTGGTGTAATAGATTGACCATCACATGAATAAAAACCATCTGATGATAAGAAATAAGACATTTGCCCGTACTGCGTGACACTACCACCATACTTACAGCCTAGATTGCGTGAGATAGTATCAAACTGAAAGAAAAATGGGCTACCTATATATGACATACGAACGATAGAGCGCTCTAAGAATATCAACCCAAACTCACCACCTGTAATGCCAGTAATGTTACCACCGTCTGGAATTAACTGATAATCTGATTGCGATGTTGCCCCCGATGTCCAGTTTGTTTCATCCGCTATATCTGACCATTGAACCTTAGTAGGATTGACTCCAGCATCTAAGTTTGCTGCTACTACAAAATCACGAATAACAGCAACGTATTTAGCAATAGGCGCAGAAGCATCTAAGTCAGCAAAAACGGTAGACGTATCAACTGTCCATGCTTGAATTTTATCAACATTATTAGCGGCAAGTAATACATTGCCAAACTGCTCAAAATCCCATGATGAAGTATTGTAACCGCCTACCTTTGATACATCGTCTAAATTAAGTGTAGCAGGATTAAATTTATATAACTTTGTAGCACTACCAGCAAATAACTCTGTAATAGAACTAAACTTACCTGTACCTACATTTAATAAATCCTCAGATGCCGCATTAGAATAATTTTCTGACAATGGGAATGGCGCATAGCCCGAAGCAATAGGAACTACATTAGTAGCATCTTGCATAGATTGTGCTACAGCAGGTTGGTCTGGTAGCCATTCATTAAAAGGGATGCGTACAGTTGCCATAAGATTCCTTATTTTACTTTCCTAATACCTAAAATACGCCCTGCAAACATTTTTCTAGGTTGCCCATCATGTGACTTCCAGCCAAAGTTATAATCGTTATAGTAACCAAATATAGCTCTAGTTTTGCCTTGTATTTGAAAGCCCTCATTCTGTGCTACGCTAAACAACTTTAAGTGCCACCCATAAGCAGTATTGCGAGATAGCCACCATACTCTGCACAAGTATCTAAGTAGCCATGAGTTGTCATAGTCAGCCTGTGTCTTGTTAGGGAATAAATCGTAATCGCCATACCACCCCCAATCTACCTCATGGTCAAACGTCTGCCATAAATAAAAGAATGGGATTAGATTATCCCTACCTGAAGTCCTGACGGTAAACAGACAGGCAATAGGGTTAGTTATCCAGCATAGCCATGTGACTAACATTGCAGGGATAAAGTAGAGAATGTAAAGTACGTAGTACACTACACTTCATCCGCTGGTAATGGTGTGTTGCCTTCAGATAGCCAAACGAGATATTCTTGAAAATCAACATTGGCGGGGTCGAATGGTATATTTGCGCCATCTTCTAAACGAAGTACACTCTCCCAGTTTGTCAATTTATCTTTAAGTAGTTTATACATTTTATAACTCCGCTGCTAGTAAGTAAGAGCCTGAAAATATGCCATTAGCACCTGTTGCAGAAGCCGCCTTTTGTACTAGCGCAGATGTTGCTGTAATTTGCGATACATCCCCAGTAGCAACTGCCGCAAAATTGTTTGACCCAGTTAAAGTGGTTGCAGTAAGCACAGTTGGGGCAGCACGCATAAAGAAAGATTCTATTTGCCCGTAAAAATTGGTTATTATTGCATCTCCACGAAAGCCAGAAGCAATGGGTAGACAATACCGCTGACACAAACTCAACTCAGTACCATAAGGTCTGTAATCAAATGATGTGGCGGTTGAGCCTTTTTCTAGTTGAACACCTGTGATGTAGAAGGTAGCACCGTTAGTGCCTACTACTGATGTTGCGCCTGTGGCTGAGTAATAAATAGTAGCTGCCCATGCTCCTGCCGTACCACTAAAAGTTGTACCCGTACCTAGCGAAAATACTACTTTCATACCTGTGCCATTAGTTGTTAGCCATGTTCCGCTTGTATCACCAGCTATCGTAATTGAAATTGTAGTCCAAGTGTTGGCTACTGGTATTGAGTATGTAAATGGATAACTTCTATTTTCCGCAGAATTAGTTATTGAACCTCCAAATGTACCCGTAAGACTAGAATAAACTCTAAATGATAATGTTACTGCAGCAGCATTCGCAGTCCCCCAAGCTAAGTCTGCCGTATTAAAACCTTCAATTTTTTGTAATATTATATAAGAATCTGTAGCACCAACAGTTGTAGCCGCAGATGAGGTAGCCCCTAAGTAATTCTTAAACCCTACTGGGGGTGTAACAGAACCAGCATTTTGCTGAACGGTAAACTTAGATGCAAAATTACCATAAATATTCCATCTATCTAATGAATACTGTGCTCCTGTTACATCATTAGCAACACTAGCCCCAGCATTCCTCTGGTCAATCACCATTGCACCATTGATGATGCGGTTTTTGAAGCATGAATTACCACCTTGAGATATACCTTGTAACTCAGCATTATATGCTTGTACATCTGTGCCGATTGCCAAGCCTAGATTTGTTCTGGCAGTAGCGGCAGTAATAGCGCCAGTACCACCAGCACCAATAGCAATAGCATCAGAGTCTGCTGTGTAGTAAGTACCATTTGCAGATTGAAGGTCTTTTATTTGTGACATCATCTCACGAATAGCATTATTAACGTCTGACGGAACCATGCCCTCTGCTAAATTAATGCCATCAATATCTGAATTAGAAGCTGGGGTTGAACTCCACTCGCTTATTTTTGTTTTTGCCATGATTTAGTCCTTAGTGAGCTGTTACATTTAATGCTGTGTTAGGATATTTAGTTCCTAAATCACTTGTTTTAATATTGTCTATTGCTCTGTCGTATAAAGCAGCCCAATGTTGTACACGAGCATCATTCATTAAATAAGTTTCAAGTTCGGCCATCGTTGCGTATAGCAAAGCATCTGGATAGTTAGATAAGTAAATGTTAGTTGTATTAGATACAGATAAAATTGTTGGTTTTGCATAGTAGAGTATGTTAGCCGTTTGTGATGTTGGTGCAGGTGCAAACTTAAATACACCGTCAATAATTGAGTAATAAAAACTATCACCTGATGTATTGATATAAACGTTCTTATAGAACTGGTCAGGCGTTAAATACGCAATATGAGTAACAGGGTTAGTATCAACATAAATATCACGCAATTCTAACAAGTCCGTTGGGATTGTTGCCGAACCAGTTGTAATAGTTAATGATGCTGTTGATAGCATTGGTGAAGTGCGTAAGCTACGAGATAATCTATTCTCAGCAAATGTAATGAAGTCGGGGATTTGTGTTGTTAAGTCTGTTCGTGCTGCATAATTGGCAACAAGCGTCTGTAAATCTGAATATGTAGCAAATGCCATATTTAATCCTTAATCTTAACAAACACGATGATGCCTGTATCAATAATTAAATGTTTGATGATAGTAAATCGTTGGTCTAGTTTCTCTTTCCACCAATCCCAATTCTCTTGTATTAAGTGAGCATTGCGACCATCTGGTAATATCTTTTGTGCTGCGCCTGTGTGAATAGTAAATAATCCATAAGGCAAGCATAATCTTTTTAAGTCATCCAATACTGATTCTAAGCAATCTGGCTCAATGTGTTCTAAGACATCAATACAGCAAACTAATTCAGCAGGCTCTGGTTTCTTATCCCATAATGGGTTACTAGGTTCGTATGCTCTATATTTAACGCTTACCGTTAAAGCATCTTTAAGCCTACATTTACCAGCACCATAGTCTAGTAGTTCTGTAATGCCGTTAGTTTGTATTACATTGTCTACAATAGGTGCAAAAAATGTGCTAGATACACCATAATCAGGGTTCTCATGCAGTTTAGCTTGCATCGCCTTATATTCGTCTGTAATCAGCATAAAGTCTTTACTACATCACGCCATACACCAGCTACTACCTCTAGCCAACCTTTATCGCCTTGCTTAACCATTGTCATAGACTTGTACCAAAGCATTGTAGGTCTTGCATATCGCCATTGATGATATTTAGGCACTAGCACCCATGTTGGAACACCTAAAGCACCTGCACAATGTAAAGCTGTGGTATTAATCCCCACTACGCCATCCAGCTCCGCAATAAGCGCAGCAGTATCATCATAATCATCTGAGTTTGTCGCCCATTCAAAGTATTTAACACCGTCTATGCGTTCTTCTACGTTATAGTCTAGTGATACAAATACAAAATCTTGTTTAAGTAATGGTGCTAAGTCTTTATCGGTAAGTTTACGACCTTTAGCATTGGTCATCTTTTTACCGCCATGCGTTGTAATGCCAATTACTTTTTTACCGTATGAGTCAAACAATGCTCGCCACATTAAGCGTCTTTCTTGGTCTGCCTTTAAGTAAGGTTTACCATTAAAATCGCTATCATCGTGTCTAAAAAACTCAGGTAAAGAACCAATAGAACTTCTAGCCGTTATTATAGCATTTTCTAGCCATCTTGGGTTATCAACCTTACGAGTTCCATGCACTTCTGCTTGTGGAAAGCTACGTTTAAATAGTCCTTCTAGCTTAGGGTCACAGTCTATATAAACTTTGTTGCTAATATGAATAGCATCGTTAATACAGCTTGCATAAAATATCTCGTCACCTAAACCTTGTTCACCATAGATAACTAAATCTTTTTCTGCTGAACCATCCCAGCGTTTTTCATCACCATAAACATATTCTTTGCGGAACTTACCACCTAATGACTTAGCCCACTCTGCCCATCCCTTATCCCACTCGCCATTTGCTAAGTGGCAATGTGCTAGGTTCAACTGTGCATTTAAATCGCTTGGTGAGCATTCTAGTGCCATTCTTGATGCCTTCTCTGCACCATTCCAGTCTGACATTTGCACTAATGTTGCTGACATATTTGAATATGCCATTGCGTAATCAGGGTCTAACTCGGCAGACTTAACAAAACAGTTAATTGCCTCTATTGGTTTGTGCATCTCATGGTAAGCTCTACCTAGTGATGTCCATAACGCTTTATTGTTAGGCTGTATCTCTACCGCACGTTTGAACATTTGATAGGCTAGTGACTCTTTACCTGATAGTAGCCATATATAGCCTAAAAAGTGTATTGTAGGCGCATCATCAGGGTATTCTTCTAACACCGCATATATTAATGGGAATGCGTTCTCAAAGTCGTCATGCTCAATTAAATCATGGATAGCAAGCTGGCATTCCTTTAGTTCGTTTAAGTTCATTATTTTACCGTTGCAGTTGTGACTTTTAAGAATGGATAGTTTGTGTTAATCTCGTGCATCAATTCTTTAGTCTGTAATGGGTTATTAATGTCAATGCCTTTCTTGCGTAATTGCATCTCTATAACAGGCGGTATGCTTGCATAATGCGCCCATTCTTCCTTAACGCCTTTCTTCCATGCGTCAGGGTTATCACGTTTTCTTTTAATAGCCTCAAAGAAAGCGTCTAAATTCTGGTGTGAGGTTAAACTAACGTCACCTGTTGCGTCATCATAGTGAAACGTCTGTGTTACACCTGTATCTTTGTTAAAATCAAAAAACATTATGCGCCCTTAAAGATGGGGAAGCCGAAACTCCCCCATTTATTGCTAAATATTACTAACTAAGCTATCAAAGCCCAGTATTTTGAACCTTGCAGTGAGCATCAGGGTTTTGTACTACTAAAGCATACTCAGTAGTCAATAGCCATTTGCTTGAGTCACCTGTCTTAGCTAACTCTACTTTTTCCATTGGT